AATGATTATTTAAATCATATAAACCAACCATACATAAAGATTTTGTTTTAAATTGGGAGGTTAGTACGTCTACTCCAAATGTGTTTTCTTCAACTTCTACATTTAATATTTCAATTTCTCCAGTTTGATGAACTTGAGCTAAAGCTCTACTAAATAGAGAAACAGGAATGTTTTGGAATGTTGTTTGGATTGGGGGGAGTACTGGGTTATATTTTTCATAGAATATGGAAAATTTTTGAATGGATTTTCCTGTAGGGTAAAAGTATCCACCGTTATGGAATTGAGCTACCCAAATACGATCACATTGTAGATCATCCATTAAATCTTCTAATTGTTGGTCGATTAAAGTACTTGCTTCAAGTGCTTCTGCCATCATGGAATTTTTATCTTTTTTTTCCATTTTAAGTTTAAACCAATTTACAGCTATGGGTCCTAATACGGCTGTTATTAAAGCTACTGCAATTGTAGTAAACATGGTAAATGTTTCCATTTTATTTTTTTAAAGAGTTTAAATATTCAATTACTTCACCTAACGATTCTTCTGCTCGTTTTTTATCAATTCCACCAACCCATTTTTGAACATCACCTGCTTCTGTTACAAATCCTTGATTACTTTCAGATAACTTATCTTGAATAAAACCTTTGTATTCTTCTATATAATGGTCAATTTCCATATTGTATGTTTCTTTACAATAGTCTTCCCATTTTCCTTCAATTTTTAATCTAGTTTCAAACACAGTTCGACAATCTAAACAACATCCATATGATTTAAAATAATATGGGTCTAATTGTTTATCCATTACTTGTTTACAGTCGGGGCAAAATAAAGGGATTGCTAGTGATTTGAATTTGTCTAGTTTGGTAACTGTTTCTTTAATTCCATCTCGAATAGTCCAGGTTTTACCTTTATATTCCCAAACATCACCTTCTTTGTGTTCTCCTTCTTGTTCTCCATTATAACCAATTCCTACAGTTGTTTTATCACCATACTTACCTTTTACAAGGTTTCTAAGACGTTCAACATCTTTTTTTTGGAACTGTTTTTTTAAAACATTATCTGACATTATAATCCTAATTGTTTAAGTTGTTTAATTGTATTATTTGCAGAGGTGTGTAAAATCCCAATTCCTCCTTTAGCATTCCAATTTTCAATTGTATCTGCCCTATCATCTATAAGTATTCGATTTTTCCCAGAAAATTCATGTTTAAATTTAGCTGGTTTAAAATATTGTTTTTTCATACCATCTAAACGTTCAACCCATTCTTTTTTTCCTTGTTTAGATCCTGGGTTAAGTGATGGGGCTGTTAGGATATATGGGTGGTAAGGTTTAATATAATTCCATAAGATTTGTCCATCAGGCATCCATTCTAGATTTTTCCAAAAATCATATTCTGTTAAACCCTTATCTTGAATACTTTGATCTAAATTTTTCCAGAATGCATTTGAGGTCTGTAAATCAACATGTTTGGTAGATTTACCAGTCATGTCTTTATATCCTTTATCAAAATCCACTAACACACCATCCATATCACAAAAAATAATATATTTTGGTTTTATAATTTCATATAAATCAAGTAAATTAGGCATTATTCTTATTTAAAATTTAGGTAAATTTAATACAGGTAATTTACTTCTCCAAATATCTAGTATTTCTTCTTTTTCTTCAGGGGTAATATCTTGGGAATCAAGATAATCATCTATAACATCTCTAAATGATCTTTTTTCTTTTTTAGCTCTTAAATACATCCCTTGTAGATTAGCTTCTATTTCTTTTTCTAATTTAAAATAATCTGCTTTAGGTAATAACTCCATGTTAATCATATCACGAAGAAATTGGTCATTTGGAAGTGTTTTAGATGGGGTTGCACTTTTACCTTCCCCATGAGTTATATGTTCAATTTCATGGCGAATTACATCTTTTAAATTCATTGAAATTTCTTCCCAATATTGAGGTAATAGTTCGGGGTCAACTTGGAATTCGATTTTTAAATAACCTGTATAGGGATTAACACCTCCATCAACATTAAGTTTATCTAATCCTTTTACAAAATCTAAATTAGCATTTAATCTTATTTTTAGATTTAAAGCTTTATAGTTTTTTTTTAAATTAGCCATATCCTCTCCAGATTCAAACGCTGTTTTCCAACGTTGAAATATATCAGATGATATCACATTTGTAATTTTATCGTATTTTCCCTCTTGAATTAAAATTTCATGTAGTGGGGATTTATATACAGCATCTGTCCAATTTCTAAAAGTCATATTACCTTTTTCATACGCTTCACGCTCTATTTCAGGTAGATCTCCTTCTTCATTAGTATTATCTGTAGTAATATTACCTAATCTATCTTCCATATTTTGGATATGGTGAATCATTTCATGCGCAAATGAACGCATAACATCTTTTGGATGGCGATTACATGTATAAAGAACTATTAAGCGGTTATTCGGGTTGTAATATGCTGTTTTTCCAAAGAAATTTTTAGCATTTTCAACATCATTGTCTATAATTTGAACTTTTGGTAATGGTTCAATATTCATTCCATTATCTAACATATATTGAGTAAGTGATTTTAACATAACCGGATAACTGAAATGATCTGGTTCTGCATAATCTTCATTAATTGGTGTTGAAGATAAGATATTCCAAATTTGTTTTCTATCTTCAATATTTAATTCAACTGGGAGATAACGTTGAAAATCCTCATAGTTACCTGAACTGAGAGAAATACGTGCTTTAGTCCCACTTACTCCTTGATCACCCTGGAGGACAATTGGTTTAAAATTATCATATTTACCCTTCATACTATCAAAACGTTTGATATCTTTCATATCTTCTTCTCCTCTAACTCCAACTACAGGAAAATAAAAATTTTGAGGATTGTTTTTGATAATTGAGTTTATATCTGCTACGGGGGAAGGGTTTTCTGCTATTTGAATTGTTACATTAGGTGGTAAATATTTTTTATATATATCCCATATAGCTAAACTTTCTTCTTTATTTACACCATCTCTTTCCTTATGTCCTATCAAGACCAATACTTCACCTATTTCAGAACGTTTTGCTATTTCATTTACTAAATAAAAATGTCCTGCTGTTGGTGGTTTGAATCCACCAGGAATTAGAGCAATAGATTTACCTTCTGCTTCTAATAAGGGTTGTATAAGAGATTTAACGAGTGAATTCATTTACTTTTGATTTTGCGGTATCCAAAGTATCAAATTCTGGTTCTTGTTGAAGTAAACTTTGGATTTGTTTATTTACAGCTTCTTTTTCTGCTTTAGATTTTGCTAGTTCTTCTGGTGATTTTGGTTTTCCTTTCGGTTGAGGAAATAACTTTTGAATTTCTTCTGAGTCAAATGTTTTATTTGCATCTGAAGGGTCGTTGTTAATTACAACAATATTAGTGCCGAATAATTGTCTATAGGCTCCTATATTATTAACTACTCCACTCCAACTTTTTAATACTGCACTTGTAGGTAAACTTCTACTACGTTCAGCATTACGAATCAACGAGGTCATCGGTGAAACATAAATAAGGACCATAAATACATCATAGCCCATTTTTTCAAGTTCTTCTTTCTTTTTTGCGATTACATTATATGAAGCACCTGTACCGTCTATAACAATGTTATTTAAGTTAGTTGTAGCTAACATCTCTTTTTCTCGAGTTGTTGCTCTAGCTTTACCCATCATTTTAGCAGCAATAGATAGTTCTTCAGGGGACATAGACCCAAAATCAGATTTACCTAATTCTTTTTGGAGAAGAGCTTCAAAATCATCATCTACATTAATAGTAGTAAAATTTTTAAGACCTAATTGATTAAGAGTATATGATTTTCCTGCACCAGCAGGACCGGCCATTAAAATAGCTTTAGGTTGTTGTTGAACTTCCTTTAATAGTTGAACCAGACTTATCATACTTATACATATTATAGCTCTCGTTTAGCTATTGTTCTAAATTCAGTGAAGGTAGGTGAGTGGGTTGGATTTTCTAAATCAAATAAACGTTTTACTGTTTTAAAAATATCAATATTTTCTTCAAATGTTCTAGTTGATTCAACTACTTCCCATCCTTTACCTTGCATTTTACCTTTAGCAGCTTTACGTTTAGATGATTTTAACCATAAAATACCATAACGGTTTATTTTTTTACCAAAACATTCTTCATAACATTGACCATAAACTGCTGTTTGTAATTCATATGTTAATTGTAATTGATTAGATGTTTTTAAATCCAATAACCATATTTCACCATTTATTTCAACAATTAAATCACAAGTACCAGCTACTTTTAATATATCTGAAAAGAGGTGAACTTCTGTTTCAATTAATGTAGGTTTAAATTCTTCCCAGAATTCAACAAAGCGTAAAAACATTTGCCATACATCTGGATTATATTGGGGGCGTCCTTTATCGTCTAGAAAATTTAATTCTTCTCCATTTAAATAAGCTTCACATAATTCGTGTACTTGAGTGCCTTCTTCTGCTGCTTTTTTGACAATATAATCAGATGCAAATCCAACTTGTTTTAACCAATTTTCAAAATGTTTTCCTTTAGGATAATATCCTAAAACATAAGTAACTGATGGGTAATATTTTCCATTTCTACGATAATATCTTGAGTCTGGTAATGTTATTTGTTGTGCATCGTCTGAAATTTCTAGGATTCTATCATAGGATTTTTTAATATTCCTTTTTTTCATATTATAGATAATTTTTTCTCCATTAATTTATATTGTGTTAGTGGAGAAACTGTTTGTACTAATCTAGTAAAGTTTTCAAAACCTAAATCACTTGGATCTTTTCCAGATAACTCTACAAGATAAACTTCCTTTCCAATATCTAAAAGTTGTTCACAAAATCCAAGGGCTTGTTTCATAGCATCGTTATCTAAAGCAATATATATTTTTTGTACTTTAGATTCAACCAATTTTTTCATTAAAGTTGGTTGTATATTTTTTCCAAATAATGGAATAGCATTTCGTTTTATTGCCATAGCATCAAATGGTCCTTCACATAATATAATTGGTAATTCCCAATTAACAAATAATTCAAACGGTATAATATCGCGAGACGTTTCCGGGTTGCGGTACTTGGTATAAGGATCTTTTTCAAATGATCTCGCGGTAAAATAATTTAATTTACCATTATTATCATATGATGGTATAACAATCATATTAGAAAATTGGCCTGAATTACAATACCCTATATTGTATTTAAGAATATCTTGTTTAGATATGTTTCGTTTTTTAAGATATGCTAAAGCATGTTTTGCTATGATATCTTTATTTCCTATGAAAGTTTGAAATTCTTTTGGAAGTTCTAGTAAGTTTTGTTTTACTTTTCCAATATCATCTACAGAAACATTTTTAACTAATTTGCCTAGTTCTTGAAAATATGAAGCATCAACTTGTACTTGTTTAAATAAACTTTTGATTGTTTTACCTTTTTTACCACAAGTCCAACATGCCCAAGGATTATTTCCTTGTTTATTTTCAGTAAAATTAACTTCAAGTTTTGGTTTATGATGATGGCAAAATGGGCAAGTATATGCTTGATTTCCTCGGGCTGTTCTTTTTCCCGCACCGAGTACAGAGTTTACTAAATTAACCAATAGTTCATTTACCATAATGTAAGTATATGAAAACTATTTTAAATTACAAAATCCTTTGAGTAAAATTTACCTAGAATATTTGTGTTTAACCAATCTTGTGATTCTAAAACACCTAATTGAAATTGATATTTACATTCAAAATATGTAAGTAGTTTTTTATTAGAAACCAATTGGATTATCTCACGGGTAAATTCTTCGTGTTTTTTATCTTTTATTTTTTGTTTAATGAATTCTTCTGAGCCGTAATAGGTTTTCCAATCAGATTCTTTTTGGATTGTAATGGTTGTTAATTTTCTACCTCTGGTTATGGGTTGTTCAGCGAGTTCTTTTTTGGTAAGTTTTTTCTTTATATTATGGTAAATTGATTTTTTACCTAAGTATTTTTTACCTGTTGGGATATGAGTTGTAACATAAATGAAACCAAATATATTTTCCCCTAGATCTTCAAGTGATTGAATTTCTTTATTTTTATATAACCAATTTACCATGAAATTAAGGTTTTAATAAATTTATCTGTTGTTGAAGGTCATCAATTTGTTGTTGTTGTTCTTTTATTGCTTCAATCAATACAGCAACTATTTTATCATATTCAACAGTTTTATAGTCTTTAACACCATTTGGTTTTACTACCTCAGGTAATATTTGTTCTACATCTTGAGCAATTAAACCAATTTGTGTTCCTAAGGATTCTGGGCCTATTTTAAATTCTGGGTCATTTTCAGATGTCCAATTAAATTTAACTCCATTAAGGGAATTTATAACATTTAATGAACCTGTTATGGTCTGTATATTAGTTTTTAAACGTTGATCAGATGTTGTGGCTCGTATTTGTCCCGTAACTGTGTCTCTATAAAAAGCAACTCCTGTTCCACCCCATAATTGTCCTAATGTTAATCTATTACGGACTTCACAGTTTGGTTCAGGACCTGATCCTACATTATAATTTGGGTCTATAGAAAAAGCTGTACTAGCTGATACTGCACTACCTGTTGTTGATCCTGAAGGGATTGTTAAGAATCTTATTTTTTCTACATCTCTTGGGTCAAAACCTGGTGCTGTAGAGACATAGTCTATTAAGATTCCTCCATAATTAGCTGTACCTCGAGCAAAATTACTCCCATTATAAAACAGATTAGATGATAGTGGTCCAGTAGCATATAACCAACCATTAGACATTACCCCAGGTTGACCATAATTTTGAGCAGAAACAAATGTTTCATCTCCTACTACTAACTGTAATGGGGACATTCTTAAAATTTCGTTACCATTTGCCGAAACACATATGGTATTTGATAACCCACGACTATAAAATCCAGTATTAGAATCAGTTCCAAAATATAAACTTGGAGTTGATTTTGATCCTGTTACTCCTATTTGAACTTGGTTTGTTGATGCGTCTACAAATAAAGCATTTGGTTCATTGTCAGATTCTACTCTAAAATCAATATTTGCTCCAGAATCATTGAATACAGTTTCTGTTGATAAAATTTCAAGTCTATCATTTGTACCATCTGTTATAATCAATGTATTTCCTGCTGTACTATGAGAACGGTTCCCAGTAAATGTTAAATTAGTATTGGCAAAGTTAGGGGCAAATGATGCCGAGGTTGCAAAGCTAGCAGATGTTACAAATGAAGCAGAAATAGCTCTTGATGCAGATATTGCAAATGAAGAACTTAAAGCATAAGATGAACTTAAAGCATATGAGGCGCTTGTAGAATTTATAGCACGTGAAGAACTTAAGGCATATGATGAACTTAAAGCATAAGATGATGAAATTGAATTTGAAGCCCATGAAGAAGTTCCATACAAAGATGCTGTTATATTACTTGTAAAACTTACTTCCCCATTGGTATCTGAAATTGCTATTTTATTTGTTCCTTGAGTGCCATTTTGTAGAGTAAAAGAACCAGATAAAGTAATATCATATGCTTCAGTACCTGTGAACGCATCTATTGATTGAGTAACATGCCATGCTTCAACTATATTGGAAGTTTCAATTCCTGCTTGAGATAATATCTTTGCCATATATTATAAATATTATAGGTCTAAATTAATTATTATATTTGTGTCTGTTACAGACGAGATTGGTAAAGGTTGAGCTAATTTTGCTACAGCTAGTAATTCTTGATTATTATTATATAACCCTACTGTGGTAACATATGGGTCAAAATATGAACCTGTCGCAAAATCATATAATTTTCCACTATTTGAACTTCCAGATATTAAAGTTGGATTTTGAGAAAAATTAAATTCATTTTGTCTAATAGTACATTTATATTGGGATTCATATATTGTAGTAGTACTTTGAAAAGAACATGTTATATTAGATCCTGATATAATGCTATTAAATATTGTGACAAGCCCTTCTCCATATGAGCCAGTTCCATAACTCATATAACCATATCCACTATAACTTCCTATGGTGTTTACCGTAAAGATAATCATACCATGTTCATATATTATATCTCCACATTTTATAGAATTATGAAATATGTTACCATTTCCATCATCTGTAAGATCAAATATATTATTTGAAATATTAATTGATCCTGGTTTGATGTATTCACCAAATAAATTAGATGGGATAGTAATTATACCTATCATTTCATCTGATCCTGTAGGGAAATATCTTTCCGCCGGAAGTGTAGATGATAAGTAATTATAATAATTTGGGGTATATGTTGGACCTGTTATAGTTCCATCTGGGTTAAATGAGGCTGTTCCTAAAGGGGAACCATTACTTCCTGAAATATAATTTGAATAGTAGAGTTCTTTAATAGAACGATAAATTAGAACTTCATCTTGAATGTTGATTTGTCCTGTTGGGTAAGAACCAGAAACCCATAAAGATGATGTAACATTTCGCCCAAAATATCTATCAATATTTACATTTGAATTAGTAAATTCATTTCCTTTAAAGGTAAATGATTTATTTACCTCAAATGGAGATACAACAATATCCGAAGTTATAAATGGCTTTAGTATACTCATTCATCTTAGAAATCTAATTTTACTCTAATTAGAGCTTCTTTTGTAAAGTCTTTCAATAATGGTCTTGATAATTTAGCTACAGCTAATAAATCATTACTATCATTATACATTCCTACTGTTGTAACATATGTTTGAGGAGCATTAATGAAATTATCGTAAATTACCTCACCTGTTGAACCCGAAATAAATGATGGGTTTTCTGAGTAATTAAATTCACTATTTCTAGCTCTAACAAATACATAATCAGATGTAATAGTTTCTTCTGAATTTAATGTAAATGATTTACCTCTATTAATAGCTGTGTATAAACTTGTATTATTTACTCCAAGATCAGCATTATTTGATCTAGTTGGGAATAAGTTAAGGGATTGGGATAAAGCGTATGGGTTTAATATAATAGTGCCTAAATCAGGGAATACTAAACCGTATGATCCTGATCCTGCTACATATCCACTATTTGGAAGAGAACCAGCGGTCCCATTTGATCCTGAAATTAATTGGTAGACGCGGGTAGAGCCAATGAATGTATTTATAGGATTATCTCTAGAGTCATCTGTTAGATTAATTATTTCATTATTAGACCCTGAGATTTGGAGATTTAAAGATCCAGGGAATAATGATTGTTTGTATCTAGCTCTTTCAAGAGATAAAACCCAAAAATATGATCCTGTTACAACATTATTTCCTTTTCCAAAGATAAAATTAGCATTTTCATCTTCTAAAATCAATGCACGATATTGACCATACATTGTTTTTGAAGGTGAAGCTCCGGGTACAATTGCATTAAACCATGTACTACCACTCCCTTCAGAATCACAATATACTATATCAAATTGAACTTCTTGACTAATTGAAGATGTATTATAAATACTTAAATAATAATTACCTGCTGAACTTGCAACTTGAACAGAAGAAGTAAAAAAAGTTGTTAATGTTGGAGCCCCATTTGACCATAGTGTAGATGTAATTGAATCACTACTTACTACAAAATCTTCAGGGTCGAATCTTTTAAATGCCATTATTTTATATTTTAAACAGTTGTTTTATTTATTGTAATTGGAATCGTTACACGAGCACCACTATCTAAACCTACAACAGTTAATGTAGCTGAAAGTTGTGTATTGGAGCCAAATAATGTATTTACTGTTGTTGCTCTTAAGTTAATTTGAGAACCAATTACTGTGGTAGAAACATTTGTTCCTAATGTTGTTGTTGAATTAGCAGATTGAGCTGCTGTTGTGTTAATTCCAATACCCGTAAATGTACTCATTAATCTAACATCTGAAATAGTAGCTGAATATCCACTTGTTTCATATGTTTGGTTGTTTCCTAGGTAATTTAATGTTTGAGGGGTAATTGCTAATGAAGCTCCTTGTACTAAAGTAACTGCTGAGTAGCCTAAATCAAGTACAGGTAATTTAGCTGTTCCACGAGGTAAAGTAGCTAATTTATATTTCATAATTTGAGTTTCAAGAGGAAATGCCTCTAATAAAGGCATGTTTTCAATTGCTTCTCCATAAAATGAGGAACCTGATGGGTGGTTTGGGTTATATAATGTATAGTCTATTTCATCATCTGCTAAAGCAAATTGTGTTATTCTGAAAGAACCATCATTTTTAGCTAAAAGTTCTCTACCTTTTGTTGTTAAAATTGCGTCAACTGTAACTACGCTATTATTTAAATATCCCATTTGTGTTTTATTGTGAGTGTATTATACTAATAAATATTGTTAAATCAAACCTTTCTGTGTAAGATCCGTAATAAAATTATCAACGTTTTTATTTAATAATGGAGTTACATACTCAGGAGTTATAATATATGGACCTGTTGTATTATTTGGTTTAAGACCTTCAATTATAATTTGTGAAGTATCATCAACATATCTCCTAATTAAGAAATGATCTAGATTGATAGATCCTGAAGGTAATGTTCCACCAAATTGAACTTCAATTGAACCAGTTTGGGATACTCTTTCATTATCAGTTTCTCCAGCACCATAAACTTTTTTAACCATAAAGGTATTATTTTCGTTACCTTCAAATCTAAATTCATCTCCTGTTTTTAATGACCATGGTAATGTAATGGGATTAAATCCTGAACTTGATATGTTTACTTGTTTAAAATCTGAATTATATGTTTCATTTAATGTAGCGTTTGCACCTGTTATAGCATATAATTTAGTATTATCAGGATATCCCCACATAGATGAGGTAATTTTAGTGCCTGTTGGAATTGGGATTTGACTAACTTGAAGATAATCTTTTTTAGTATTATTGATTATTAGTTCAGGATTTAAATCATCTCTATAAGTAGATGTAAAATGTCCACCTTCTATATATATTTGATCATTAGTTTGAAATGTTCCAGGTGCTAAAAGATAAGCCCCTGACCATACTGGGTAGGAATAGTTACTTCCTAAATCTCCATTAAATGTTACTCGTTTAGAGTAACTTGTTAATATAGTTTTAGTACCTCCTCTTTTTAAAATTAAATTAAAATTAGCAAAATGGTATTGACCTCCAAAACATCCTGCCCTTAAAAGAGGAGAAACAAAATATTTTACTAAGAGTGATACATTATCTGTTATTGAACCTGAGTTAACTACATATGCATTTGCTGTCCAATTAGCTTGAGGCCCCAATGATATAACATTATTCATGTCTACTCCACTATAGTCATTATCTGTAATTGATACAAATGTAGTTGTTGGGACAGCATTTGCTTGGTAGTTTCCAACAGCAGTATTTGTAATAAAATCTGTTGTAAGATCTATAGATGAAGTAAAAGAAGCGGGTGAATATCCTATTTGAGTATATAAAATAGGTTCAATACGAGCACCTCCTCTAATTATTGTCCTATATTCAGATGAGTCTCCCCCATTTTGGGTTTGAGTTGAAATTTTTATTCTCTCCCCAGTTTGGAAAGTTTGTTGGGTGTTAGTTAATGAATTTTCTGATGTATTTGGGAGGCTTATATTTCCATTTTGGTCAATTAAGTATTTAATAAATATTGCAGAAGCATTCATACGTTCAGGTGGCCACCCACCTATTGTCGGAGCATAAGCTACAGTAGTTTTTAAACTTTCTATAGTTGGTATTTTACCATATGTTCCAATATCCCCCAATGTCCATGTATTTAATTTTTGGGAAATAGATTTAGAACCTAAATATCTAGGAATAATATGGCGTCCTGTTGTATAATTTGAGTCTTGTACTTTTGCTTTTGTAGCACTTCCACTTATTAAAAAATTAAAATTTACAGGTGTTACTCCAGATGAATAATCTACGTCCTGGTATGTAGAGCTGTCTCTTAATCCATCAACACTATTTAATAAAGCGTTTTCATCACTATTATAAAGATTAGGGATTGTTATATATGGTTCAAAAAATGTAAATTCGCAACTTGAAGTTTGTGGAGTTCTACTTTGTGTAAGTGATAACTGAGCTGATGTTATATTTATATTTCCTCCGATTCCTGGTTTTATTAATTGGATATAATATTGATCATTTTGAACAGGATAAATTGATGCTGTTAGTAAAATATTAGTAACGCCAAGAGTACCATAATATTGTGATGCTATTACTGTTTCAATATTATTTCTATTTTGAATTAGAGATATAGGTTGAGATGTACCAGATGAAAAACCTATCCCTGAAGAGGTAATTGAAGCAGAAAATATTAATTGTGTATTAGGAGTGTTTTCAAATGTAAAAATACCTGAAGAGGTATCAAAATATGATAAAGAGTTCCCTGAAATAGTATCCCATCCTAATATAATTTTAGGGGAGCCGTTTCCTACACTATATGAACTAGTTATAGAAGATGAAACATAATAATCTAATACCTCATTGGTCATGTAAGTAAAAGGAGGGGTACTAAATTGACCAAAATTTGGTAAAAGATAATAATCGTATGAATAATTAGGAATATCAAAATATGTTACTTCATAAAGATAATATGTTGAGTATTCATTTAGTTGTCTAACAGAATGTTGGAAATAAGAAAATTCCATTGTATAAGGAGGAGATGCAGGTACAGGGAATCTTACTAATCCAGTATTAATTAAAACTTGGTTTATTTGATCCAATGCTACACTATTATCATTTCCATTACAATCAAATTTAGATATTTTTAAATATTTTGGAGCAAAAAATGGCCCTAAAATATCAGAACCAACTATTTTTTCAAAAAATAATATTTCACCGTTATTAGGAGATGTTTGACTATTTAAATAAACATCTTCCCATAAATCTTGATTACTATAATAGTTAGAAAGAGTTCCACCTAAAACAAATGCATAATAACGTATTTGTTTATAATTAAATATTGAACTATTTATTGGATAAGCTTCATTTAATACTTGGGTAGTAACAGTTATATTAGATCCACTAAGTTCACCATTATAAAATTCATCTTGGGAATTATGGATTATAAGTACTGAACCAGATGGGGTGTTAACATTTTCTGTCCAACTTTGTGATGTATTGGTTAGTAAATTAAATCTTTCAAATGAACCTCCTGTTCCACCTTCAAAATGTTCTACTGTCCCGGTTTCATATCCATTCCAAGTTGGTTTTAAAGTGCCTGAAATATCTAAATCTTCCCATACAATTTGAGGTTGTGGGTATTTGTTTCTTTCAAGTAAATGTTGTTTAATTACAACTCCCGATGCAAGACTTGTACGTGCCGGTACAAAGTCTTTAATCATTTTAAATAATGAATTATCAAAAAATTTAATTAAACGTATAAAATCTGTTAAATTATAGTTTTTAACGTATTTAGTGAAATATTCATTTCTTAATTGATCTAACGCAGGGTATGATTCAGCTGAAGATGATCTTAATCTTGGGTCTCCAATATATTCTCCTATATTAAAATAACCAATTTGGGACATTATATCCTCATTTATTTCATTTTGTGGAGAAAATGCTACTTCTAAATAATTAATATTTGGAGTATAACTTTGAGATATATTAGCCATTTGAGATAAAGACGTAAATGGCGATAAAGTATTTCCCTCAGGTATTACATTATTTTCTATTCTAATTTTATCAGATATAATATTTTTAACCCCAGCTACAGGTTGATCTGCAAAGAAAAATTCTGTATTAGGTGCAAATGTAGGTGTGTAATTAAAATTAAAATTACTATCTGAGGTAAAGGATTGGGTTGGTAACCAAGATCCTGTTATTTTAGGATGAATTGATACTGATCCGGTATATAATTCTCCACCTAAGGATGCTCTAAAAACAAGCTCATTAGGACCACTATTTAATGAATTTCCTTCAATTGAATAAGGATTCATTATATAATCTTTAAATACACTTTCACTTATAGGTGTATTGTAATATCTAATTTCTTGTAAAGATCCAGAGAATTTATTATAAAGGGATCCAGAAGAAAAATATATTAAATTACTATTTCCCCAACTGTCATATGGAGATATAATTGAAGAAGAATTATAAAATCCTAATTCTGTATGATTTTCTCCACCTTCATATATATTATTTCCCGCAAATAATCCAAACCCATTACTTCCACTAGTTAACATTACTGACCACCATCCTTCATTAAAGAAAGGTAAATATATACTTGCTGAAAGAGTTAAATCTGAAGAAGATGGATAAAATGTTAAATTAGCATATTGATATTCTGGATCGATAATAGAACCTGAGTAAGATCCACTTAAGAAACCTGAACCAGTATATTGTAATGTTAATTCACCTCCACTATTAAGATATAAAATTGATTGGGATAAATTTGTTGGGGAGAATTTTTCAGCTTTAAATCTAAATTTTATTGTAGAAGGTAAAGAATTGGTTGAATTCCAGTCTGGGTGTATTTCAAATGAGGAAGAAATAAAATTAATACCTTCAGTATTAAAAGCATAATTAAATTCTTGTTGCCATAAATCCCAATCGTTTGAATTTATTTTGTCTTTTCCCCCAAATTCATTTATTCTTAAAATAGTATCAGGAACACCATATGAAGTAATAAGTGCGCGTAAACCAGGTAAAGTACCTTTTGTTTTAAGTAGGTATGGTAAATTATGGTAAATACGTTTATATAACGACTTATTCACATCATCTAATGGTATATAATCACTAGATGCTGAGATTAAAGTGTCAATATATTCAAACCCTGAAGGGGCAGGTAATGTTTCAGTTATATTTGGAAAGGGAAATAAACCACCTTCTGGGGTAATGCCTAAAAATGCTGTGTATAAATCTTGATTGGAAAAATTATTTTGATATAATTTGATTCCAAAATCACGAATTGCATCCGCAATTATATCTTTTGAAATACCATATTCTAAACGGTTATCAGCATTATATTTTTGAGTTACATCTTTATAATAAATCCAAATATTATCATAATGTTGACCTACCATGTCAATAAACAACAAATATTGTTCATTATTTGGGTCTTCTCTTAAATATTCTGG